ATCACAATCTAGGAATAAACTTATGGAACTAAAATTGAATAAATAGAGTGAAATTTTAGCCATTTTTATATTACGGTCTTTAAAAAGCTTTAAACTACTTAACTTAAAAAATCTTTATTTTCTGAATTTTCTAAAATGTATGACACCTGGACGAAAAAGAACTTCGATGCCATAAGCTCTGCAATATGCTATTAATTGAGCAGAGCAATCATCACATTTAGTGATTTTACGAAAGATATAAGGATGTCCTTTGCTAGTTAGATGAGTAGTTTCACCTAACATCGAAATGGCCACGAATGGTCTGACAAAGGGCTCGAAATCAAACATATTAAATAGATATATCAAATAACTATAGCAACAAAAAGCAATAATAGCAAAACACAACTATAATCATAAGAATATCATACGATAGTTCTAAATTTATTTATATACAAAATTTTATTAAAATAAAAACACAAACATTCATTCTCCAAATAAACACCAACACCAAGATAAGCACAATATAAACAAAATTCATCAAAAATAGAACAATCAGAAAAAACTTCATTAAAAAGCTTAGGATGGCTAACACGAGTTGCAAAAGCTATACCCGTGCTTTGACATCTTGAAATTAACGGATTAACTAAAAACTGGTAAGACATAATTACAACAGTTAAATATTATTTATGAACTAATACACTTTACGTGGACGATATTTACGTGGTAAATGTTCAGAAGTGGGCAAAGTAGGATCTACACTAAAACTGAAAAATGCAGAAGGCACAGCACGTGGAGGTTCACTACTAACATACAAAGAGTAATTGGAAGGTGCAGTGTTAGTTAAACTCTTAAGTGTTAATTTATCCAAATCAAGACTTGTAACATCAGAAATGACAGTTTGTGCAACAGCATAGAAAACACCTTTAACATTAACAACATCCATTTGGGTAATATTCATATTGAGTTTTTCATCAGTAACTGAATCAGTTATAACATAATCTGCAAGAAGTAATGTATCAGAAACTAAAATACCTTCATTATTTATGCCATTAATGCGAAATGATAGGAAAAATTGTGGATTACCATCAAATCTATATAGTGTAGCTTGAGTAAAATCTACAGCAGTTGGACCCAAACGAGATTTTGTAACAACTGTATTACTATTAACGGTTGACTCAGCAAATTGAACTGTGCCGGAAATTGTTACATTCCACTGAGCAATAGAATCTTTAGAACAGGGTTGCCTAACTAACACAAATAAGGTACCAAAGGATTCAAGCCTTGGTGTTCCAGCAGGTTTACACCACTTCCAATCTGTTGACAAAGCTGGTTTAATTTCAACAGAATTACGGGGAGTGACGACTCTTGAACCTGACAATCTTGTTGCCAACATTAATGCCTTAGTTGTATCAGTGGGTAATTTATTAGATGGATCAGGAATGTGACCAACAACAATTGAACCAGAAGTAGTACCAAAAGGGGAATTATTAACAAGAGAGACAGTTAGATCCTTAAATCGATATTTTTGATATTCAAGACCTAAATTAGTAACCTGGGTATCTATAGAAATATCCACAGGAACAACAGTAAGAGTAGTACCAGTAACAGAATTAGCATCTAAAACAACGTCCTGTTTTGGTGAACGAAAATAATAAACTGCATTAGCTTTAGTACCACCAGAAACGACACCAGAACTAGAAACAGTATCATCACTACGAATAGTACCAGTTTGAGAAATTGAACTAGGTAAAGTGGTGCCAATAGCATTCGCTAATGGAGAACCACCTGTATTATCTTGAGTATCTGAAGTAACGTTAGCGTCAACAACAGCGTTGCGGGCAGACATTTTAAATATAATTTAAAATCAAACGATAGCGGGGTATTCATTTATTAACATTAAACGATGAATTTCTTAGCAACCATCCAGACATCTCCTAAAATTGCTAAACCAGCATCAACTTTTGCCCAAACATCTTCAGCTGTCTTTTTGACTTCAGCAATAGTATCAAAAGCAGATTTAAAATTATTAATAGCATCATTAACAACAGCGACTGCACTGCGTACACGTCTAACTGCAGGAACAACTGTTTTAAAATCATCTAAATTAGGGTCAGTTGAAGGTTTTTGATCGTTTGTTTTATAAATGTATCCTGGATTAGCTGAAGAGTCACCAACAACACTAAACCAAGCAACACCTATAGAACGTAATTTAACTGCATTTCTAGAATCATTAAAAATAGAAAAACCTTGTGTATTAAAATAATTTGGTTCAACTTCATGCACCGCTATAGCAAAATCATTCTTAAGCGCGGAAAGGTAATACGGATAAGCATTACCTGAAGAAAAAGGTAATTTAGTAACATTCATTTTCAAAGGATTACTTGGTGCACTGCTGATAATATCTGGGAAACCACAATCCCAAATGCCATCAACACTACGACCACGTTCTAATTCATAAAATATTTCATGTACAGTATTCCTACTTTTAACACAACGCGGAGTAAAATCAAAATAATTTGGATCAGAATTATACATTGTAGTGAGCCACGGTTGAGTGGTGCCATTAGGATGATGAAAAACAACAGCTAAAGGATAAAAACGACGATGAACATTTAATCTAATGAAATTTGAAAGACCTACATCAACAAAAACAGGTTTGGAATTAACAGTATACTCATATTTATGTATGACATTAGCAGGGTCTTGATCATCAGTAACTTCACGAATTGCCTCAGGGCACATCAAAGAAAGTGAAAGAGTCTCATACTTTAATTTATCATCTTGAAAAGCCAAAACCGTTAAATATGAATCAGGCATAGTAACAGTGAATTTGGTTGCAGTTCTACCAAAAGGGTAACAAGGACGTGTCAAAGGATATTCAAATTTTGCCTGAGTTGGATTAAGATGGGTAATTCTACTAAATCTAGGATTAGGAGAGCCAGCAGAACAATTATGAAAAGGAGAAGAATTACATATCGAAAAAACAGATCTACGAGCAATAAGATAATCTAAAAAGGGCGCAGAATCAGCGGCAAAACGATATGAACGCTGAGTATCTTCCATATTAACATATATAGATTTATCGAAATGAGCCATCATTAATTGATACATATCAGAAATATCAGAATGTTTAATTTGAGTAATTGGTTGATCTAGAACACGAACAATAACAGTAAGGTAACCACCGGAATAAACATGCGAAACTTCAGATGCACAACCAGTTTGACGAAAAACGTGAGCTTGAGCCAAACCTATATTATATAAATGCTGTAAAAATGTACAATCAGTATTTACACCATACCATTTCAAAATAGAATTAGCATAAATGAATTTATAATAAAAATCTTCTTTTATAGAAGATGAAATATTATTAAAAATAAAAGGTAAAATACCATGATGCATATAAGGACCAGCAAAACCTTGAGTTGTCATTCTTAAATACAAATCATTACCTTCCATAATACGATAAGGATAACATAAACCATACCTCAAAAAAGGATAACCAGGATTACCGTATGTACAATTTGAAGCTTGATAATCCTCAACAACTTTAGAATTGATATCATCAATGCCATTTTGAACATTTTTAAAACCATTAGTTATTTCATTATTCATAGCTTCTAAACTAGGACGTAATAATTCAAAATAGTCACCCAAAACAGCTATATTATGATTAATCTCAGAGAAAGAACTTTCTAACGTGGTAGTCAGGGAAGCAATACGATCAACAATAGTTTTGGTAATGGAAGTTGTTGAATCAGTGACATCTTTATTGATAGAAGTGGAAACATTTACAAGAGTCTTAATAATTTCATCAAATTGACTATCAACTAGTCTGACAGTATTAACTGCAAAAACACAAGGAATAAACAATATTATAAACTTCATAATGAAAACAACGGTAGCATCCTATATTTATTTACGTTAAAATTTTCTGTGTAATAGTAGAACGCACAACATTAGCCGTGCGAAAATCTTCGCTAATGACCTTACCTTTTGAGAAACAAACGAGAAAAGACATGAGCCGGCTGGCTGCAGAATAAGAAATACCATATTTGAGGGCCACTAACGTATTATTCTGAACAAACTCATCATAAGTATCATTCACAGACAACCAATCTTGCACTGCAACCTCATATTCATGAACTCTCTCAGCATCAGCGAATTCACGATTGCATAATTTAGTCACTAATCTAGGGGTATCCAAATAAACTTTTCTATCACCAATAATAAAACCTACAAAATCACCGACTACGTTACGGTCAACTTTAATTTTGAAAAGATCACAACCAGTCCTTTCTATTTTATCAGCTTTAATACAACCATCATCGCCAGTAGCTAGTAACATTTTGAGACCTTTAAAATTAAAATGACTACCAAGAACAGCCATATTATGTGCAGTATTGTCAAATAAAGTGTCTGGTCTACCACTTTGAAATTTGTATTGAACATCCAAAATTAACTCTTTACCTACTAAACTCCAAAACCAATTGCCCAAGATCAAAATATCACTAACAAATTTTGGTACACCGCATCTTTGATGAAGCCTACGAGAAAATTCATAAACATGAGGGGCCTTGGTGGTATCCTGTTCGGAGATATCTACACTAGCCGTTTCTTGAGCAATACCGCTACTAGCAACATGCTTAGACAATTCACATGGGTTTTTACCATAACCAATGGTAACACCTTTCCTGAAACAACTAGCTAGTTTGTTTTCCATAGCACGCACATAGCAACCGCACAGATGGTTGACAGTTTTAGGTCTAGCACTTATACCTTGTCCGGCTTTTACTCGGAAAACACCATCTTCTATCTCACCGCGTAGCCAGGAATCAACTTTGAGATCAGCTTTCACTTGATGCTTGAGATGAAATTTGATTTTTTCAGTACTAGCATAACTCAAACCAAATAAGCCTTCATCTTGATTTTCATTTTTATCATGAATTTTAGTAGCTTGGCAGGCACAGGCAAGTGATAACTCTTCCATGGTAATTGGGGTGATTTTGCTAACATCAACAAGTTTATTATAACCTTCCCATAAAACATCAGCACCTGCCATAGCTTCAGCCTTCGTCATGTTAACATTCTTTTTCGCATAACGACCAATCGCTGTCTGTAGCTCTTGTGAAAAATTTTGCTGATTAGTTGGCCTACCTCTCAACCTCGAAGCAGAAACAAAAGTACGACGCATGCTTTCAGTAAACAAAGGACGATTCTTTTCTTTAATCTTAAGTTTTTTACCTGACTCAATGTCTTTAAATTGCTCGTGCCTAATATCTCTGCGAGATTCATATAATTCAGAAGAAGACGGAGATATCTCTTGCATAATTTCCTCTATTTCCACATATGAAGTTACAGTATCAGCCATCTTGTATATGTCATCCTTTAACCTATGCGAATCATCAGCATGTTTGTTGAGATTAAATGGAGCGGGACAATGAACATCAATAGGTTCAACATCGTAAACTGCCTTATTAATAGTATACATTGCAGGAAGGGAAATGGTAACTTCACCATTGTCATGTGATTGTTTTCCAAATTTACCACTCGCACTTTTAAGCTTTGAAATTTTTCTAGCACTTGGACGTGCTGCCATAAAATCATCCTTGGAAACTCCAAAATCTTTTGACTGATTATCAATTGCTATTATATCATCATTTAATTGATCACTAATGTTTAACGGTTTAGTTTTAAAATGAGCTTTAGCATAATCATAATGGCCATGTAAAGTACGGAAGTCCAAACGCGCGCCGATCGGAACTTCAGATTGAGGAAAGTCCATAACAGTGTGCACCGCCGCGTTAAGAATATGTATAAAAAGTCTCTTAGTATGTCTGGTTAAAGCAACTAATTTCTGACCCAAAACCCTGGTAAGAGCGTGTGCCTTAGAACTAAAAATCAGATGTATTTCTGCTTTGCGCATACCCTGAACTGCTGCAACAGTTTTACAATTATATCTGGTGGCATCTGCAGTTGCAAAAGCCAGTTTGTTGTCACCTTCAGGATCAGAATGTACAAATTTAACAGAATTGAGCAAAGTGTTCATAGTTGTCCAACCATTTTCATACTCGGAGTGTAGCCAACGAACGATATCAATAGGCACAGCAAGTGAAACATTCATACGATAGCAATCATCAAAATTGAACAATTCAGCTAAACTTCTGCATTTAATGTTATCACTAGAATCATTATAACCCATTTGTTTATTATCACCTATCATGTATATGTTGTTAGAAATGTTTGCAATGACAAGTATTGCGCCAGGATGCATAGCAAAGGCCTCATCCAAAAGTATATTATCTCCTGGATCAGGAAATTGTCCACTCAAAAAACTAGCTATTGTTTTTGCTTGAAAACCCTTATTCCTGTATTCACGAGCTAACTCGCTATAGGGCACCACAACAGTAGTATTCTTTTTATCAAAGAAATTAATAGCACTAGTAGTTTTACCACTACCAGCACAGCCAAGAGCTACTTGTACATTAATTTCGCTCTTCAATTTCATATCTCTGATATTATCAATGGCTCTGTTGTGCACATCCTTATATTTCTCATCATTAGTATGGAGACATCTAACAAACATATCGCGATACCTATCCGGAATATCTAACTTCTTTTTGATGAAACGTAATGGGATTTTGTCATACGCCTCTCCATATACTCTATTATTATACACACCATAAATCAACCCATTAAAATAACCTTGATTTTGTGCAGGAGTAAAAGATAAATTTTTGATGACATTTTCAACTTCTTTATCATTTTGTTTGGAATTTGACTTATAATAAAGAATGCCAGCAGCGACCTTTTTAACATAACACATGAGGGGTTTGATGAAAGTTGCAGCCTCTAAAACGCGTGATACTTCATCTTCAACACTGGTTGACCTATTAATGAATTTTGCAGCTTCTTCTTTGGCACCAAACATATAACCTACTTGTTTGAAACAATCAATTGAATTATTATAATCAGAATATTCAGCACTTTCTGGATATTGTGAAATTGTTTCATGTTTACCTTCACCAACTATAGTGCCATCAACCAAATAAGCAGATTGTTCTACRATTGTACCATCTATATCAACTAAAAGTTGCGTATGAGGATATTTGACACCATTTTCCGAAATTGCATGACTACCATCAATCAAAAATTCATCACCTGAAGAATCCCTAAAAATTAAGCGACCACCGACACGAGTAATGATATTTCTCTCCAACTCTTTTAAAAAGAAAGTTTCACCAAAAATATCTTCAACTTCAGGAGCAGTTGGAATGATTGGAATTATATAGTCAACGGGAACATCCGGTCCAACACAAACATCATGCACTGTCGACCACTTACACAGCCAACCATCATAATTTCTTCTACTGCTTTCAATTCTGGCATTACCAACTGCACTATAAGCATTGCTTTGATTTGTTTGAGTTTCAACACTAGCAGTATACACTTTATGTGAAAATTTAAATGAAAACTTACTTGGACCAAATAAAAGTGCGTTCTTAGACACAATACTCTTATCTTTGATGACTGCCACAGTAGCATCTCTATTATTTTCATATATTTTGCAACCGGATGAACTCAAGTATCTTAAGAAATCAAGCACTTCCTTTGTGGGAACTTTGAGAAAAGAATCAAAATTTGAAATAACCAAAACAGAACCATCCAACATTCTATCTAACAGATTTTGGAACAATTTGGGAGCACGCCAAGTCAAAACTGCAGCATCATAAAACATAGTAATGCGTTTTGGCTCACAAAGGTCACAAAAAGGATTATAATCAAAATTAACATACTCAATGTCTTCAATCAGCTCAACACTATCTGTCCCTTTAACTAGTTGTGGATTGATATAACAATACTTTGCACCATCACTAGCATAACGCAATGGTTCTACATGATCAAAATATAAACCATTAGTATTGATGGCTGTCAGTTCAGCATAAGTCGTCTCAGACATGCTACCTTTACGTGAATAATCATGCGAAAGTAAAATGGGTTTGGGTGCTTCAACAACGGGGGTTCGAAAACGCCCATGAGAGCATATGACACGTGCTGACAAACCAATTGTAGCATGATTAACACCTTGACCAACATGTATGGTAGCGTGTTGTGTAACATCTTCATATCCATCCTTGCGTAGTAACGCTGCATATTGTGCGTTTGTTTGTAAAGGTGGATATTTTACCGGTGAAACGACCATCTTGTTTATGCAATTGACCATGCAAAACCCATCTGAAGGTGGTTCATAATGGTGCGTCTTTTGAGTATGCCAATTCCATCTTTTAATCATGTGAGATTTTGCAGTTTCTTCAAAAAAAGTCAATTCAATAGTAGTACACATAAGACTAAACAAAATACTCATTTCAGCCCTACTGAGATCATGCACATCATCCAAAGTCAAACGAAAGAAGGAAATAGAATCTAATTCTAACCAATTTGTAATGGTATTTTTAACCTTACGCCAAAAACTAGGAGTTTCAGATTTGAGCAGATTCAAAATAGCACCAATTTCTTTTGTTGCACGATATCTATGTACACAGGATTCAATGAAAGCAGTTTTGGCAACAACAGCAAAATCCTCAGCATTCATCCTAAAGCCTTGGTTAATCACATGGTCACTGATAGTGATAGTTTGCATTTTACCTTGTAAATATGTACCTGCCACGTTGCGATCCATTAACTTATCATCCCTATTTATCATGAAAATGACAGTGTCATCATACATATGTTTTGGCACATATACCTTCTTAGCCCTACGAATAATTTTACGTATGTCATTGCCACTCAAATAGTTGTAACTATGTATTTTACGAACCATGACATCAGCTATGCCACCGAAATCCAAAACCTGTTTCATATCATTTAAAGGTGTTGGCATAGGATTTGTTAAAGTGACGCCATAGCGTGTTTTGGTAATTTGGAGATAAGTTAGACAGCCTAAAGTCCTCGCCCTTTCAACTACGACATTACATTCCATACCCTCAACTACAGGCTGGGTACACCACTTAAACCAATTATCATAGTCATGAGTATAAACAAAAGATTGATCCTTAAAATACATACTTATCATTTTCCTACTATCATCAACAAAACGCAGACCATAACCACATTCATCATCATACATTTCTTGTTTATATATAAGCATAGGAGGAAGTATCATTACAGCATGTATAACACTTATTTTCTTTTCATGCATAATTTGAGGCAAATCATCAAAAGGTATGTCATAGACATTATTCATGATAGCACTACCAAAAACTTTCTTTGCCTGATCAATACCATCAAGTTGCGAATTCATACTCGTAACGTGTTGTAACGGACCAACACCAAATTTTTCAGTTGCCTTCATCGCTCTCCCATAATCACGACCATCAACTTTATGTACACTCGCAACCTTATCCAACTTAAAGAAATTTGGACCAATATCAAGAGAGGGATTAGGACAAACATTTTTGAGCACAGTATTGCCAAGTGAAAGTGCTATTGCGGCAATAGGATGGCTAGACATAGACAACTCACTACCAAATTCAAAAACAACAGGTGCAAAAACTTTATGAGCTAGACTGGCAACAGTCGGAGTGACACGCCAAGGAATTTTAATAACATTTTTTGTACTATTTTTATAAAAATCTTCCCAATAATGTGAAACAGCTTCAGCTACAGACTCGCGAGCCGCCGACGGATAATTTTTAACATCTAAAACACTCATATTGAAGGATCACAGCGGAAACAATAATAACCAACTGTGGAAGAGCAATTGGGATGTGTATTTGACCTAGCAAAAACTCCTGTGGATAAAACTGCAATGCAAATTTGATGTTTATGACAAAGATACTTAATATACCTAACAGATTCACTAAAAAGTTTGCTATCAACCTTAGAACCGTATTGAATTACACAGACTAAACAACGAAACCTTTCGTCAAGATGAACAAAATTAGCTTTATCACTAAGAATATTTAAAAGAGAAATAAACTCAGAAAGCAAACGCTCCTGAGCAATTGTATTTTCCATAAGGAAAAGAAATGAACAAATGGTGCAACAACACCAAAAGTTCAATGATTGAAACTTGCTGGGGTTAACAAACACTCAGCAAGAACGA